CGTTGAATTGAGCCTCTGTGCGCACGGCAAGGTTGGGATTATTTTCCAGTATAGGGTCAACAAACCAACCGCCTATTACCGTGTCTTGATAATATTTATGCATTATCTAATCTCTATCCAGAAGTTTAAGTTAGCATTGCTACCACCAGTACCAGCAATATCTAAAATATAAGAAGCTCCCGGTGGTACTTGAAAATTTAAAGTGCTTGTTAGTTCGGTTAAACTTTCGCCACCGGAGACCGCCATTGTGCTTGCTGTAGTGATGCCAGCTACGATAACAACTGCACGCCAACCCCCTCCTCCCGGCGTGTTAGTAAGTCTAATCCCTGAAGAAATTGACCTGTTTGTGTTGTTTGTATAACCAACCGTTTTCGCTCGGCTAGCGGTTACGTTTACCGGCCCTTGCCCTAAACCAATTGGCGCGTTGTACCATTTTGAAATTAGCCTAACGATAGCGTCTGCGGTTTCAGCGCGCAATGATTTTGTGGTTGTACCACCCGCGTGCGCCTGATTTACAATTATGTTGTTTGCGTTAGTAATAACCTCAACAGTAAATAGGTTGTCATTGTCCGCCGTATTTGTTACTTGAATAACGTCGCCAACTTCAAGGCCGATTGATCCAATCCCAGGTAAAAATATGCTGTTGGTTGCATTAGTGAATACTGTTGATCCTGTAATTGTTTGACCACCAGACAAGAACCGCCAATTTGTGGGGTCATTCTCAGGAACTGTTGAGCTAACGTGCGTAGCCGTTAGGCACCTGTATAGAGACCCTAAGCGATTGGTTACGCTGCCATTAAAATACTCTTGCGAGCCGTTCCATTCTGCAACACCTGCTTGATGCAGGTACGAAAGCAACTGCCCGTGCGTATACATTGCAGCGTTAAAATCTTGCAGCGACGGCTGGTCACTTGGCCCGACAATCTGCCAGCCCAGTTTAAAATCAGCAGTTACCTGCGATGTCAAATCGTCGGCCTGGGTCACTTCCCCGAAAAGTGTCCGGTTAGTACCGGTTGACTCAGATGCGAACGCCTTGAGGTTGCCGTTGAAGCGGTTAATTTTTGCCATGCTAGATCACCTTTCTTGCTAAGTATCCGCCAACACGCGACGGGTCGAACTTGTCTGAAAATCCACGGGAACTTGGATTATTTGAAAACCCAAAAGTCTCCCCTGGCTCTGCTTGAAAAATTACGTCGTAACGCACGCCCTGCGGCGTTGGTAGCAGGTTAAGAGCACGGATAAGGCGCAGTCTGTCAAGTGACACAACTGGTGAAACGTATAGCGTAAGCGTCATGTTTAGATTATCAACCACATACGCTCGACCATCAAACGCGGCCAAGATCACCGATTGAATACTGACAAACTCGTCGCTTGATAAGTATGCTGATGCCCTGTTTAGTGATGCTTTTACCCTGATAAAAAAACGGTAATCATTGTCGTTTAGTTGTAGATCAGTAAACGGCAACGAAAACTTATCAAAGAAAGGTCCACCAACCCGCAACTGATTGAACTTGTCTGAAAACCCTGCACTGGTCGAGTTAATGCTAAACCCAAAAAAAACCTTTGTAACCACGTCAGGCACGTTGCGGTTTATGCCAACAATACGACCGAGTACGTCAAGCTGTGCGCCAACTGCAATGTCCAGATCAAACGCAGGATCAAGACCAGCAAGGAAATCGCTAACAGTCTTCCAAGTCTGCGCACGAAACTCGATTTCGGCCTTTGCCTTTGGTTTCTCCCAATACTGTTTTATCAGAAGATTTGTGGTCTCAGTAACGAGAGTCAAGGGATAATCTCGGTTACGGTTACATCAGCTACGACAATTTCAAATTTGCCGCCTGGTGACGGCTCAATTCGACCCTCGGTAAACGTAACGTTATCGTCGCTAATTTCCATGCCAGTTAGGATAAACGAATCACCAGCCTGGTACGCTGGTTGGTACAGGAACCCGGCCTGCAGCGGTGTTCCGATAAAAAACCTATACGCTGCGATCTTTTGTTTTAGCAGCGTCACGTCTACCGGTATCAAGGAATCTTTACGGGTGGCTGTTACATTAACGTATACGGAGACCATTTCTGGGCGATTGAAGCGACGAATTTGCGAGACGATAAATGTGCTGCCATCTGGTCGCGTAAGCGTCTCAGGTAAGACTTCTTCAATGTCTCCCTTAATACCTGTTCCGCCGGTCTTCCTCAGTAGCAGTTCCTGCATTATATCGGCCACGGTGCCGCCTTCAACCACAGGCCAAATACTGTGCGCGTTTAGCTGAGTAACCGAATCAAAAGTGTCAGTGTCGTTCTCGTAAACGCGCGCGTCGGTAACGCCCGCCGTGTTTAATAGCCTGGCCGTCAGTGATTCAGTAGTTGAAAATCCCGGATTCAGAAGCGACAAATTGCGTTTCTGGGCAAACTCTTCGTCGGTTTCCGCGTCTACGCCTACCACTGCATCGCTTGCTGCAGTGTAACCAGTGACGCCTAGGACTACTGTCACTGGAACAAAAACGGTACCGGTCGTGCCTGTAATGGCGCCGAAATCAGATGCCAAAAACGTAATGGCAAAGGTGCCTGCTGAAAACGAAAGCGCTGACGGTATCTCCCATAGCTGGCCGATCTCGTCTGCTATTTGATAGCCGGCAGGCAGCGTGATCGGGCGCGTGAATGTACCTTGTAAGTCCCAAGTCGATCGGGTTGCGGGTCGCGGGAAGATGCCTGATAGTTTGGCGATCTTTGCTTGAAACAATCCGCGGGCAAAATCAGGGTCAAAATTGTTCGCGATGGCAAGGCCAAACGCCTGCATGTCATGCCGTGACTTCGCCTCAATTGCGATACGCTGGCCATCCGGGCTTTCTTGGGTGACTACAATGTCGTTGCCGTATATACCCTTGTAGCCAGCGACAAGCTCGGCAAAAATTTCATCAAATGACTGTATCTGGATGCCGGATGCATCAATGGTTGGGGCTGCCATTAGAGTGAAATTTCCTCTGAGAATGCTTCGTCAAAAATCGTGCCAAAAGACAGATTGATTGTAGCATTTCTCGTGCTGGCATTCACCGAAATATCTAATCGGGTGATGGTGGTCACGCCATCAGTGGATAACGTGACGCGCTCAACCTCTCGTTTGATCTGTTCTTGGGTATTTCTGCGCCCAAGCAAGTCGATCCAGTCGATATTTGAATCAACGTCCAGGAAAAAATCAGAAGAGAAGGACTTGATTCGCGTTACGACAGCTTGCCGCACGGCTTGCCCACGCGAAATGTAGGACGCTTTTCCGCGTCCAAATTGCCAGTCGTTTTCTGTGTCAAGCCCTGATACTCGCATAAATCTACCTGCAAGAGTTATGCCAGCATTGTATCACCATCAAGCTACGTTTGTAATTATCCCATGATTGACCGTCACTGTGCGGCTGTCCCCGGTTGCAAACGATCCTGACCACCCTGCAGTTCCACCAACTGAATAAGTGCCCGACTCAGAATTGCCCGAAACACTAGAGTCACCAATTAGGTCATAGCTGCCAGTGTGTACCCAGGCGCCAGTGACAGTGCTGTCACCGATTCGCTCAATCNTTGTTGGGATAGTCTTTGCCATGCTGGCCGGGTTAACGCCACACATAGCAAAGCAATCGCTGTAATCGTGCATACGAGGTTCAAGTGGTGGCAGTCCGTCATTGCCTGCATACCACCGATCAAAGCAGCGCTCTGATACCAGCAGCAGACAATAGTCACCAACTGTTATAGGGTGCGCATCGTAGCTTGCGCCGCCCTGTAGAAATATTGGCGGCACAGACGGGAAGACCGGCAAGCTGATATTTTTACCGTCTACTACGCGCTGTATGACAGGCTGCACGTCCACCGTAGTAGCGTTAACCACTACAACGCGAGCAATCAATATAGTGTGGGTGTTAGCCAGTGCCGTGGTTACTGCATCATGCAAAACATCTGGCAGTTCTGTTTTTTTGCTTGTCATTGTGGCACCACGTAATTTTCTGCGACGGTTGCTGTAATTTGTTGCTGCCAGTCGTTGCCGTCAGTGTCGCCGGAATAGTTAATGATGGAAGTTTTGTAGACGCCGTTAAGGTGCGGCGCAGTCACTGACACTAGCTTAAATAACCCCCCCACCTTTACCGACGGGTTCATCATGGTCGTTAGCGTAACTTCTTTCTTCTGCGCGGATGGCGTATTGAGTAG